TTCTTATTTTTTAAATGTTAATAATTAAGATGTAAACAATACAAAATTGTTAGCAGCTTGTGTAACTAAACATCTTTCAGATAGATAGTGTACTTCCATAGCATCTAAAGAAGAAGTGTATGCTCCACCGACAGAACCAGTGATCCATGACTTCATTCTACGATCATCAGTTTCAGAAGCTCTATATCTTACATGTAAGAAAGGACGTCTGATATTTGATCCTAGCATTTGATCGTAAACTGTAGAAGTTCCAGCAGGAACTAAAACACCTTTGATGTTTGTAACCATTCCCCTTGTAGAAGCATCGTTAAGATATTTCCAATCAGTTTTATAAAAGTCATAAGAACCTCTTCTAAATCCTGAAAATCCAAAGTTAAGAGCCATTTCTGATTCGTTGTCAAATAAACCATAAGATGCAGCAGCAGTAGAAGAAAAACCTCCACCAGCTTGAGCAGCAATCATATCATCAAAATCAAGAGCAGTAGCTCTGTCTAAGAATAACATGTTCTCTTCAATAGCACCTTGTAAATCTAATTGTTGTAGTATAGCATCAAAGTCTCCTAATGCACCAGCTCCAGGAGCAGCAGCACCAGCAAATCCAGAATAAACATTACCTCTAGCGTTTAGAGAAGCGAATAAACCTTCAGTACCTGTACCATAGTTATTAGCAGCAGTGTTAACAGTAACACCAGAAGTAGCAGTAGCTAATTCACCTTCAACCATAGCCATTTCAAGATAATCTTCATATCTTAATCTAGTTTCTGACTCAGCTTTCATATACCACAAATACCCAGATGTACCATCTTCAGTAGCAACTTCGATCCAACCGATCTGAGCAGTGTCAGAACCATTTACAAAGTACTTATCTTTGATAATAATTGGTCTATTGCTAAATTGAGTAACTTGAGGAGTAACAGAACCTATCATTCCTTCAGTACCTTTAGCAAAGTCAGAACCATAAACAAATATTTTTAAACCTGCATTACCTAACGCTGCAAAAGTAGCAGCAGTATAGCAAACAGCAGTAAAAGTAAAAGTTCCAGGCGCTGGAGTAGCGTCATTAGCAGCAGCAGTAACCAAACCTTTTAGTGTTAATCCAGAAACTGGATCAAATACTACTATACTTTGATTAATTCTTACAACTACTTCGTTAGGAGCAGCTCCAAGAGGTGTTTGTACAGTAAAAACTGTACCACCAGCGGCGTCAGCTTTGTCTACATCGTCATAACCAACGTGTAATCTATTTTGTTCAGACCAAATTACTTGATCAGATGTCATTGGCATTTCAGCGCCAACCATTCTTAAGAAACCTGATAACGTTCTGTTACCAAATCTTTCTACTTCTTGCTCATAGAGCTCAGGTAGATATTGTTGTGCGAAATCAACGAATGTAGCAGCTTGTGTAGGATCATTCCACTGTAAATAGTTAGTAGACAGTATTGATTGATCTTGAGAAGGTGCTAATCCAGCGTTCGTTACATTGAATTGTCCCATTATATTGAGTTTTTATTTTTTCTTATTTTTAATTTAGCACTATTTGCTCCACTAACGGCTTTAATTTTTAAACCGTTTAAATATACAGCATCCGAACTAGGAGAAACTCTTGGTTCATTGCTTATATTTTTAGATTTAGCATACTCAGTTTTCACTGCATCTGCCTTACCTTGTTCATAAAAGTGATTAGCTATAGTGTCTATGTTTTGTGCTGCAAACAAAGATTTGTGATACTTACTTAAATCAGTAATTGCACCTTCTTCATTTAAGAACTTCTTAAGAAAATTCGCAATATCATTTTGATCTTTTGCTAACTCTGTCGGATTACTAACTTGATATTTAACTTTTTTATCTCCTAACTTAAAATCAAAACCTTTGAAATCTTCGTTAAAATATTTAGTTGATCTATCAATAAAATCTTCTCTAGTTTTATTAACTTTGTCTTGCTCGCTATTATACCGGTTGAAAAATTCGGTAGCTTTTTGTTGTTCCTGAGTAATACCTGGTCTCAACTTGATCTCATCATAGTATTTACTTTTTGTTTCCTCTAAAAAACCACGTGCTTTTGCAACTTCCTCCTTTATTGCAAGCTTGCGCTTGCGTACAGTTTTTTCATCATCTTCTTCCTCATCATATGAAAATTGATCGTCAAGTAAAAAATCAACTTCTTCATTATTTAAATGGGGTTTAGATTGTTTATAAAATTCTTTTAGTAAAGAAACATCATCAACACTTGAATAGTCAGCGTTTAATCTAACGTAGTCTTCAACTGTTCCGCCTGTATCTTTCATGAAATTAACTAGTTTGTCTACATTTTCAGGTAGTTCTACTTTTGGTTCTTCTTTTATTACTGGCTTTTTTATTTCTTCTTTCTTTTCTTCAATAAGATCAATTTTAATTGGTTCTTCTTTTTTAGACTCTAATGTTTTTGATAAATCTATCTTATTAGCTTTAACTTTGTCATTAGATAGTTTTTTAGGTCTTTTTTTCATTTTAAACTCACCTTCTTGTGGTACGCTTTCTTTATTTTCCATGATATGATATGATATTATATAATAATTACCTAATTATTAGGCATTTCAAAATTGGTTGGTAAAGTACCATCCTGTCTCTGTTGTATCATTTGGCTTTGTTGAGTAGCTTGGATTTTTGATCTTTTATCTTTACGATCTTCTATTTCAGCTTCTTTAACTTTCATAGCTTCAACTTCCATACTCTTCAACTCTTTGTCAAATCCATACTGTAATTGCATTAATTCTTTTTTAATTTCTCCTTCTTTTTGTATCTTTTCAAGTTCAAATTGAACTTTACTTTGCTCTAATTGCATTGTTGTTTGAGCTATAGCTTGTTGCTTTTGAACTTCCGCCATAGCAGCTCTTTCAGCCGTTTGAGCATTTGCATCAGCTTGAGACTTAATCATAGCTTGCTGCTGTTTATTATCGGCTTCTTGCTTTTGCTCTTGTTTTAATTTAAGTAGTTTATTAGCTAACTTTAAATTTTTAATTTCTCTAATATCTATTGCATCTGGCAAAGATATTTGTTGTTGTTGCAGAGCCATTTGTATGTTCTGCTCTAAGACTTGTTTTTCTTCTTCGTCAGGTTCTATCTCTAAGTATATACCAAAGTCATATAAATGAAGATTCATTATCTCTTCTAATGTCTTTACGTTATACAAGCTTATACTATCTATCAAACTTTCTCTAAGCAAATCAAATTGTATACTATCAGCAACTCTAAGTGATATATTTTCACAAGCTCTAAGTGTTAAAAATAAACTAGCTTGAAGTATATGTCTAGTTGCTACATTTGAATTAGCGGCTGCAAGTTTTTGTAAACCAACTAATGATTGTTTATCAGGTAAGCTACCATCTCTAGCTTCATTAAGACCTGTTACATCACGTATCATTTGTAAATAATACTGATAAGTAGTTATAAGAGATTGTATTTTACCTTGGCCAGATGAACTATTTAATTCTTGTATAGGCACTTTACCTTGATTAATATCTCCATCTTGAGTCATTGATCTACCTACAATAGAACCAGTTTGAAAATACATATTCAAAGCTTCTGCTGGATTATAATTAGTTCCATTACCTAAATCTACTTCCGCTAAACCATCAACATCCATAAACACACCGTCAGGAACTACTCTGGAAAGTACTTGCTGCAGTTTTAAGGAAGTTAACTGTATCATGTCAGCAAAACCTATCATTCTCTCAACTAAAGACTCTATACGACCTTTGTACATGTGAGGAGCAACTAGTTGATAATTCATGTTTACTTTAACAGTATTTGAATAAGGTCTTGTCATATTCTCTGACATACCCCATTGTAACATTATAGGATGACCTAATATTTTAGCTCCAGTATATAGAACCTCTATAGATCTTGATATTTTTTCAAAATTATCACTTGGCGGTGGATTAAAAAAATCAGGTTTTTCTAATGCTTTTTCTAAACCTGTATCAGTATACTTTATTTTATACACTTGATCAACGTAAGTCTTGTATTCAAAGTACAATACTTGAACAGTATTATTGTTATCATTACCTGACCAGTTTCTAGTATAATTAGTATTACCTGGATATTTCTGTATTTGAGCTAACTCTTCGTTGCTTAAATTAGGAAATTGTTTTTTAAGCTCAGGTAGACTTATATTTTTAACTTCACCAACGTAGTATATATCTTCAAAATTAGGATCTTCAGTATAAGACCATACTAAATTAGCAGGATCAACATAATCAACTGTTATTCCTTCAGACTTATTCCAGCTTGTTTTAACGGCTCCAATGCCTAAAACTACTAAATCTCTATTAAATCTATCTCTAACTAAATCGTATTTGTTTTTAGCTAAAGTGTTATTTATTAACTCTTCTTCTGCAATTTCTATAGACTGCTTGTAATCTAATTGCATATGTATTTCTAACTCTTCTTCTGTCTCAGGAGAACCCGCAGGAGCTTCTTTTAAGTCTATACCAAGTTCTTTTTGCATGGCTTGCATAAACTCTCTAGTTTGAATATCTCTAAATATTTTATTAGCGTACTCAGTTCTTTTCTTTTGTGAAGCTGGGTCTTGAGAATAAGCTTTTATATCATACATCTTGTCAGACATACCGTTAACAACTATATCTACAAACTTAGGTATAACAGGAACTGGTTTCCAGTCCAAGTTTAAATAAGATAAATCACCATTAATAGATAGCTCATCTTTGTATTTTTGAACATTTTGCTCACCTCTTGAATATAGTCTTCTTTGGTGAAAAACACTATAATTAAAAGAATATCTATTACCACCAACACCTTGACTAAACCATTCACCTTCTATAGCTCTACCAACTTGCAGGCCGTAATCTAATGTCATCTTCTCTTCTTGAGGAATTACTTGATCTGGAAAAGAGCTTCTAGTATTAGTATATATCATTTATTTATTTATTTTTGAAAGAACACCATCGTTATTATACGTTGTTATTCCTAAATTCACTGTTTTTAATTTCCTATCCGCGATGGGTTTGTATTTGTTTTTATTACAAGCCATAATAGCTAAACCTGAGCTTATAGAAGCATCGTGCTTGGTTCTATTGTTTATATTAAACTTTCCCCAATCCTCTAAAGTATCTTGATGGTACATGTCTCCATAACCCTCTTCATTTAAACCCACATATGAGTCTATATAGGCTTCAATTGCAGCAGCGTGTGCTTGCTTTATGTCTTCACTTGAATTAGGTATTCCACCAATCTCTTTTTCTGTTGTAGATAATTTGTTCCATACTTTATCAGGCCTATTCATTGAAAAACCTCTGTAGCCTCTACGTTTAAAATAATAAAGTAATCTTGGTTTGTTATTCTCGCATAATATTGGCATACCATAAAATATACAAGCCATTAATACATCTTCAAAGAATATTTCAGCCGTTTGTGGTCTTGATATATATTCTAAAAAGAAGTGATTAGGAGGTGCATCTTCCATACTAAACTTAGTTAACCCATGTAATGCGCCTTTAGAACCTCTGCCGTCTACAGTTCCTGATATATCATAACTATCACAACCAAAAGCGCCAATATGATCATTACCAGGATGCTTACTTCCATTCTTTAATATCACAGAATTTTGTAATGTTTTAGGTGGAACCCAACTAATATTAAACCTACCGTTTTTATTAGGTGTAAATATTACTGTTGAATCTTTCACTCCGTTGGCCCATTGAAAACTACCTTGAGTAACACTAGTTGAATTACTTAAGTTTTCATTGTAATCTACTTGTTCATATATTTTAGTAAGATTAAACAAACTTTGTTTTGTCTCATCTCTAAAAGCATGCTTTTCTGTTCTTGGAAATTGTCTGTAGTATTCGTTTAAACTATCTTGATCATCTTTAAGACCATCTACTTCATTCTCCCAATGCTCTATAACTCCTGTTTCAATTTCAATACCATCAATTCCTTTAACGATATTTTTTTCTCTAATGAAAACAGGTGATCCGTAAGTATCCATGAATCCTTCGTAGTTCCATTCCATAGGGATGAACATAGAATACAATCCAGAAGATGTTTGTCCGTTTCTATTTCTTTTTGTAACGTCTGAAGAGTAATAGAGTTTTTTGAAATTGTTTCCACCTTTATCTAATGCATTTGAAGTTGAGCCCATCATACATTTACCTACGATTCTTGATCCTAGTCTTAATGTAGTTTTTGTAACTCTCCAGTTGTTTAATATGTTATCAGGTCTTTCCCATTTACCACTTTCATCGTGAGCTAATAGTTTTAACTTTTCACCATCGTAGGAGTTATCACCTGTGTTTTTCCAATCAATAGTTGTATCAAGACCTTGTAATTCTTTTAGCTTAACATTGTCATCTAATTTACGTCTTGTTAACTTACTAGCTGGTATTCTATAAGCTAGTTCTGTCTTGGGACGATCCATACCGTCTTGAATCGGTTTGAAGAAAAATGGATAATTGATAGATATCGGAACCACTTTATCTGTAAACATTTTCTTGGCATCAGCTCCTGATTT